GCAGAGATTTGATAAGCTACAACAATATATCAAATCTTAGACTTAATGATCTAGTGACTACTCGTTGCAACTCACTAGGGTCAATATAAATAAAAGAGAGTAATCAAACTCTGCTCACTTTTAAAAGAAAGTATATAATGACATTAGACGAATTGAAAATACAAGCATCTTCCGATTTACCTATCACTGATCAAGAACATTTAGATCAAGAATCATTCAGAAATCAAGAAATTAAATCAAAATGGTTAGACTATAAAACACGATATGAACTTTTACTCGTAAGGAATAAAGGCGACTATCAGAAATTGTATAGAGATAAATGGGAATACTATGGTGGTAAATCAGATGCAAAAGTTTATGCAAACAAACCATTTGATTTAAAAGTTCTAAAAACTGATTTAGCTATGTACATAAATTCAGATGATGATATTATAGAACTTGGTTTAAAAATAAGTTATCTAGAAATTGTTATAAAATATATTGATGGTGTTATTAAGTCTATAGATAATCGTGGTTGGGATGTTAGTCATGCTATTAACTGGAAGAAATTTGAAGCTGGAATGGTATAATGGATGTACAAGACTACATCAAAATTTATGAAGATATAGTAGATAATAATTTATGTGATGCTATTATGGTTGCAGATTTAGATTGGAAACAATCTTCTTTTTCAAGTCACGAAAAGATATACAAAAATTCTAAAGACCGTGTAATTATGGATGATGTTTGGATTGAGAAAGATAGTAATTTTTATAATCCACTTAAAGAATGTTTTGTGCAAGCAATTCGTCAATATGAATCTAAATTTCCATTATTTTCTTGTGAACATATCACAGATTTTCGTATAAATAAATATAGTCAAGGTGGTTTTATGTCTAGTCATATTGATAATATTCATCACAGCCATGGACAAAAATGGGGATATCCTCACGTTTCAGTTTTACTTTATTTAAATGATAATTATGAAGGTGGAGAATTTGTTGTTGCTGATAAAGAAATTAAACCAAAGAAGGGTTCGTCAATTATTTTTCCTTCTAATTTTATGTATCCACATGAAGCAAAACCTGTTACTAATGGTACAAGATTTTCGGTAGTTGCATGGTTGATGTAGTATCACACACTTTATTTCCTACAAAAATTTATGAGTTTGAGTATAAACCTGATTCTTATGAGTTTATTAATATGATGGGATATATAGAAACTGAAAATAGTTTTAACTCATTGCACCAGACAGAAGATGATATTCATAACATGTCATTCTTTAAAAAATTTAAAGAATTTATTATTAAGATTAATAAGAATATTTTAGATGAATTAGATTATGATTATGAGGATATAACAATTACAAATATGTGGGGAAATGTTTTATCAGCTGATAGTTCTACACATTCTCCTCACACACATTCAAATAATTTTCTTTCTGGAGTTTATTATTTACAGGCAGAAGGTGAAACTGCACCAATTGAGTTTTTTGATCCAAGACCTCAAGCAAGTATTTCTGTACCTAGAAGATTAAAAAACAATATATATAACTCAAATAAAATACAATTTGATTCTACACAAAATAGGGGATTTATTTTTCCTTCATGGTTGCAACATTGGGTAGGGCCTAATTATAATAAAAGGATGAGTATATCATGGAACGTACAGGTGAATGGTTACTACGGCGAACCATCAACATTACAAAATGCATATATTAAAAAAGAACGAAGTTAATTTAATTCTTGAAGATTTGGAACCACACGAAAAGGAAGAACTTTGTTCCTTCTTTACGTTTGAAGTACCTGGCGCTAAATTTATGCCACAGTTTCGTAATCGTATGTGGGATGGTAAGATACGTTTATTCTCTCCAGCTACTGGTGAGATATATTTAGGGTTACTTCCATATGTCAAGAAATTTTGTGATAGTAATAGAATTTTATATACAATAGAAGAAGGGGTAGAAAGTGGTAGGAATATTATACGTAAAGACGTTGGAGGCTTTATCAAAAGCCTCAAACCAAAATCGCAAGGAAAAAGTCTCAAAATTAGAGAATATCAAATTGATGCTACTTATCATGCTATTTCTAATAATCGGGCTCTTCTTGTTTCTCCCACTGCTTCTGGTAAGTCATTAATAATATATTCTCTGGTTCGTTATTATCAACTTAAAGGTTTAAAGACTCTTATACTTGTACCTACCACTTCATTAGTAGAACAAATGTATACAGACTTTGAAGATTATGGATGGAGCTCTGGTACATATTGTCAAAAGATATATCAAGGATATACAACAAAGGTAAATAAAGATGTTGTTATATCAACATGGCAATCTATCTATAAAATGCCAAGAAAGTATTTTGATCAATTTGGGTGTGTAATCGGTGATGAGGCTCATATGTTTAAAGCAAAATCTCTTACTGGTATTATGACTAAGATGCACCACTGTAGGTATAGATTTGGTCTTACAGGGACGTTAGACGGTACACAGACGCATCAGTTAGTACTAGAGGGACTATTTGGTGCAGTTGAAAAAGTAGTCACCACAAAAGAACTTATAGATAAAAAAACTCTAGCAGATTTAAAAATTAAATGTATTATACTTAAACACGAAAATATTAGGGAGAAAATGACTTATGCTGAAGAATTGGAATTTCTTGTTACCAACGAGAAAAGAACTAATTTCGTGGTCAATCTATTACGCCACCTTAACGGTAATACTCTTTGTTTATTTCAGCTGGTAGAGAAACATGGTAAAATATTAAATGATAAAATGAAAGGTAATGAAAATGTCTATTTTGTATATGGGGGAACTGATACTAGTGAAAGGGAAGAGATACGTGGGATGGTTGAAAAACATACTAAATCTACAACTATTGCGTCATATGGCACTTTCAGTACTGGTATTAATATTCGTAACATTAACAACATCGTGCTCGCAAGTCCATCTAAATCAAAAATACGAGTGTTACAATCAATTGGAAGAGGATTGCGTACATCATCAAATAAAGATTCCGTTCTAGTATATGATATTGCAGATGATATAAGCTATAATGAAAGACGGAACTTTACTCTAAATCATTTTACAGAACGACTTAACATTTATAATGAAGAGCAATTTGATTATGATATTAGTAAAGTGAAGTTGTAGAGAGACATAAATATAAAAAAAGAGAATGAGGTAAAATAAAAATTATGAGTAAATTAGCTGGTATGGGAGAATAATATGCACAATTCTTTTAGAAATGATACAACATACAAAATTATTAAATTATCAAATGGTGAAACTATAATTGCATCTTTGATTAATGAAGGAAAAAATAGCATAGAAATACAAAATCCTTTATTGATGACTATTGATAAACGTAGTGCAGAATCATCAAATCATGATTCTTTAAATTTAAGTCGTTGGATAGAACCATTTACGGATCAGAAGTATTTTGATATCACAAAATCTACGATTATAACTACAGCTGTAGTATCAGCAGGATTAACTAGTTACTATGAACATTTTTTACGTAAAATGGATAAATGGATAGACGATAATGATGAACAAGAATTTGAATCATTAGAAGAAGAAGAATGTACCGATGAAGAAATATATGATGAATTACTATATTCAATTGAAACATCTAATAAATCTATTCATTAATCTTATTTCTTTTAACCAAGGACATAGATAATATAACACTATTTTTTACCTATGTCAATCCTCTTATTTAAAAAAGATAATTTTATAAGTTCCTTGACAAAAGGTGCTCAATAGTCTATATTAGAAATAATGATACTCATAAGGAGATTTAATTCTAATGGCTGAAAAGAAAGCTAAACCACACTACGTAGATAATAAAGTTTTTTTGCAAGCAATGGTCGATTGGCGAGAGACTTGGACAGACGATAAAAAAGAAACACCTAAACCGCCTGTTAGTAATTATATTGGTGAGTGTTTTTTAAAGATTGCAACTCATTTAGGATACAGACCTAACTTCATAAATTATACTTATAGAGATGAAATGGTTTCTGATGGTATTGAAAACTGTTTGCAATATGCACAGAACTTTAATCCAGAGAAGTCTTCAAATCCTTTTGCGTATTTTACACAAATTATATATTATGCCTTCTTGCGAAGAATTCAAAAAGAAAAGAAGCAGACTCATGTTAGAAACAAGCTAATAGAAACTTCAAGTTATCAATCGTGGGTTACTATGGAAGGTGATGATACTGGTTATTCAGTTGGTGGATTTGATCCTACAGTGATGCTTCCAGATGAAGATGTTTATAAAACAAAGAAAAAGGTTCCTGTTGAAAAAAAGGGACTAGAAAAATTTATGGATGATGAAATTGATAAAATAGCAGTAATAGGCGAAGATCGTTGAAAATTGCGATTATAACTGATACACATTTTGGAGCTAGAAACGATAATCAAAACTTTAGTGATTTCTTTTTTAAATTTTATGATGATATATTTTTTCCTACATTAGTAGAAAGAGGTATAACTACTTGTATCCATATGGGTGATGTTATGGATAGGCGTAAGTATGTCTCATACAAAACTGCTACAGACTTTAGACAAGGTTTCATAAATCGTTTTAAAGAACTTAACATAGATTTACATATTACAGTTGGTAATCACGATACGTATTATAAAAATACAAGTGAAGTAAATTCTATGGAAGAACTTGCTGGATATGGAACAATTTATACTGGGCCTGAAGTTATAGAGTTTGATGGAACACCTATATTATTAATGCCTTGGATTAATGCAAATAACTATGATCAATCTATAAACGCATTAAAGACAGCAAAAGCAAATATTCTTATGGGACATTTAGAAATTTCTGGTTTTGCAATGTCACAAGGAATGGTTAATTCCGAAGGTTGGGATAAAGAAAGTTTTAATAGATTTGAAACTGTATTTAGTGGCCACTTTCATCACAAAAATGATGACGGTCAAATATATTATTTGGGAACACCTTATGAAATTTATTGGAATGATTGTGATGACCCTAAAGGATTTCATATCTTTGATACTGCAACTAGAGAACTGGAACGTATAGTAAATCCATACACATTATTTAAAAAGATTTACTATGACGATTCTCAAAATGATTACAGCAAGCATGATGTTGAAAAATATAAAGATCATTATGTAAAAGTAATTGTAGTAAACAAAAAAGATTTATATGCATTTGATAAATTTACAGATAAACTTTTAAGAGCAGATTGCCACGAAGTAAAGATAATCGAAGACTTTAGTGAACTTGATGCAAGTAATGTATCAGATGATATTGTGAATAACACAGAAGACACTATAACACTACTTGATAAGTATATTGATGAACTTGATATTACTCTTAGTAAAGATAGACTCAAAACTACTATGAAGAGTTTATATAACGAGGCTCAGGACTTAGAACTTTGATAATTTTTAAATGTGTGCGTTGGAAGAACTTTCTTTCGACGGGTAATAACTTTACCGAAATTCAATTAGATAGAAACTCAACAACACTTATCATAGGTGAGAATGGAGCAGGAAAGTCTACTGTTCTTGATGCTTTATGTTTTGGTTTATTCGGTAAACCATTTCGTGGTATCAATAAAGCTCAACTGGTAAATTCAGTTAATATGAGTGGAGCTCTGGTTGAGGTTGAATTTGCTATAGGATCAAAGAAAATAAAAGTTATACGTGGTATCAAACCAAACGTATTTGAAATATATGTTAATGGTAAGATGTATAATCAAGATGCAAATGTTCGTGATTATCAAAAGTATCTTGAGCAGCAAATCCTAAAATTAAACTATCGTAGTTTTACTCAGGTTGTTATTCTAGGTTCATCTACCTTTATTCCTTTTATGCAGCTAAAGTCTAAACACCGCCGTGAGGTTGTTGAAGAAATTCTTGACATCCAGATTTTTTCTATTATGAATATGTTACTAAAACAAAAACTAAAACATAATGCTGAAGAAATTCGTGATATAGAATATAAGATTAGTCTAACAGAAGAAAAGGTTGACTTGCAAGAAAATTATATCGATGAGATAAAAAAGAATAAAGACAAGTTACTTGAAGAAAAGTCATCACTCTTTGAATCAAATCAAGAAGAAATTCATAAAAGACAAAAGAAAGTTACTGAATTTGAGAATAATAATATAGAATTATTAAGACAAATTAGTGACTCTGATTCTATTAAGTCTAAGTATCAAAAATTGCAAAGTATAAAGTCTACTCTTAATGAAAAACATAGGGCTCATTCTTCAACAATAAACTTCTTTGAAACAAATGAAGATTGCCCTACTTGTCAGCAACATATTAGTGAGATATTTAAAACTGATATTCTAAAAAAGAAAACAAAAGAAACAGATAAAATTTCTAAAGGTTTGTCAGAGTTAAAAGATGAATTAGAAAAATATAAAGAACGTCAAAAAGAAATTGTTGAAATTGCAAAAAGTGTAAGAGAACATGAAGTTCAAATTGCAAAAGATAACGAATCTATTTTACAACTAGAAAAGTTTAATAGTACATTACAATCTGAAATTGATGTATTAGAACACGCTGATGTAAACAAAAATGATTATGAGAAACTTGGAGATTTGAAATCTTCAATCATAAATCTTACAGAACAAAGGTTAAAATTATCTGAGGATAAAACATATTCTGAAACTGCAAGGAATATGCTTCAAGATACAGGCATCAAGACAAAGATAATAAAACAATATCTACCTATTATGAATAAGCTAATCAATACGTATCTAACTTCTATGGAGTTCTATGTTAACTTTACTTTAGATGAAAACTTTGAGGAAACAATTAAGTCACGCCATCGTGATGATTTCTCTTACTCTTCATTTAGTGAAGGTGAAAAGATGCGTATTGATTTAGCTTTGTTATTTACTTGGAGAGCAGTTGCAAAGATGAAAAACTCTGCAAACACTAATCTTTTAATTTTAGATGAAATCTTTGATAGTTCTTTGGATGGTACTGGCACAGATGAGTTTCTAAAGATTCTAAATACTTTAGGTGATGAGAATGTATTTGTGATTAGTCATAAACAAGATGCTCTTGCAGATAAATTTAGAAGTACAGTTAAATTTGAAAAAATCAAAAACTTTAGTCATATGAGTTAATTATGGGAAAACGATCAGACTTTGAAAGAAAACCAAGAGACTTCTATCCTACGCCGATAGAAGCTGTAGAACCTTTAATTGAACATCTTCCTAAAGAATTTAGTTTTGCAGAACCATGTGCTGGAGATGGAGCATTATGTGGCCACCTAGAATGGTATGATGGTGTTTGTATGTGGGCAAGTGATATAGAACCACAAGCTGAAGGTATATATAAAGACTCGTTTGAAAATGTTGGTAAAGATAAGTTATTAGAATCAGAATATATAATTACAAATCCGCCATGGGATAGGAAAATTCTACATCCTATGATAGAACATTTTTCTGAGTTAAAACCTACTTGGTTACTTTTTGATGCTGATTGGGCCCATACTAAACAGTCTGCTTCTTATATGAAGAAGTGTGCTAAGATAGTTAGTGTCGGCCGAATCAAATGGTTTGGTAACATGACAGGCAAAGATAACTGTGCATGGTATCTTTTTTATAAAAACGATATTGAAACAAAATTTTATGGGAGAACATAATGTCAACATACAAATTAATTGAGAACAATAACCCTATACTTTCTATACCATTGGCAGGATGTAGTGAAGGTCTTAACAGACAAGAGGTTAAAGATAATCTAATAGAAACTATGGAAGGTTCTGCTGGTGTTGGTTTGTCAGCAAATCAGTGTGGTGTTATGGAACGAGTCTTTGTGATGTATTCTGATATAAAGAAGAAAGAAATCATTGCTTGTTTTAATCCTAAGATAGTTTCTACATCTGATGACCTTATTCTTATGGATGAAGGTTGCCTTTCATTTCCTGGCATATGGTTAAAGGTAAAACGGCCTGATGGTATAGAAGCAACTTATGAAGATGAACATGGTGAATTACAAGAGATAGCTTTGTTTGGATTAGAGTGTAGAATTTTCCAACATGAAATGGATCATATGGATGGAACTGATTTTACTAAGAATGTTTCCAGATTGCGACTCAGTAGAGCTAAAAAACGATTACATAAAACAACCAAGTTTCTTAATATTCCAAAAGTGGCGTGATAGTAATGTGACAAATATGTCACACTTTGAACTTAAAAGTAAAAAAACGACATAGAAACTAGCTTATATGTCGATTCTGTATTGACAATTCTTATTATATAGTGTATTCTGTATATATGATGAGAATTAAAGAGGTTACTCCAATGAAGAATAAGTCTACAATCGCTAAGTTACTTTCAGAAGAAGATATTCATGTTGTTTACAAACAAATGGATACTGCTTACTTCAATCCTAAAGATCGTGAACTAGGTTTACCGATTTGGGATGAAGCTAAAACTACTGCTGATGTAGAAGATTTAATGGTATGTCATGAGATAGCTCACGCTCTTTGGACTCCTCTTGATATGTTAGAGAAAGCTCAAGTTCGTAAGATCAATCATTCTTTTGTAAATATTGTAGAAGATGCTCGTATTGAACGTATGGTACAAGATAAGTATCGTGGTTCAGTTGCAGTATTCAATCGCGGCTATCGTGATTTAACTGCTCTTGATTTCTTTGGTATTGGTGATGTAGATGTTTCTACATTAAATTTAATTGATCGTATCAATCTTTTCTTCAAGAAACAAAAAGTAGAATTTTCTACTGAAGAAAAAGTTTGGGTTAAGCGAGTTGCTGAAACTAAGACTCCTGATGATGTTCTTGACTTAGCTGAAGAGCTTTACAAATGGATGGAAGAAAACGAATCTGAAACTGATAATCATAATACTGGTGATCAAATGGTTAATCCTGATTCTTCTGGTGAAGAAGGTAAAACTGAATCTTCAGATGGTAATAATGATGAAAAAAAAGAAGGAGAAGAAAATGCTAATGGTGATAGCAAGTCTGATAATGATAAGTCTGATGACACTGATGATGCCGAAGATGGAGCTGGTTCTGGTAAAAATAAAGTAGATGGTGATTCAACTCCAGAAGATACTTTAACAGAAAGTAGCTCAGAAGGCGGCCGTGATAACTTTGGTGGTGGTAAAACTCCCATTGCAATAACTGATACTGGCAGTGGAATTGATTCCTTACGAGACAAAAATGCACAAGACCGTTCTTATGGTAGCATTCCTAATACAGCTAATCATGATTTGATTGTTTCTTATAAAGTATTAAAAGACGAATTTAAATCTGAAATCATAAGATCAAGTTATGATGGCTTACATACTCTTTTTATTGAAAAAACTCTTGAGGAATTAGTAACACTCAAGAAAGAATCTAAAAAGACTGTTGCTTATATGGTCAAAGAATTTGAGATGAAAAAGTCTGCTGATGCATATGCTCGTGCTGCTGTTTCAAAAACTGGTTCTTTAGATATGGGTAAGTTACACACTTACAAATATAACGATGATATTTTCAAGAAAGTTACTACTCTGCCTGGCGCTACTAATCACGGCATGGTTATGGTTCTTGATTGGTCTGGTTCAATGGCTGATAATCTTAAAGGTACACTTTCTCAGTTATTCAATCTAATTTGGTTTTGTCGCCAGACACGTATTCCTTTTGAAGTTTTTGCTTTCTCTAATCAATACGATAAAAACATTGGTGCTGATGAAATTAATAAATTCAAATCAGGCGATATAATGTTAACTCATATGAAACTATTAAATTTATTTTCTAGTCGTATGAATACTAAAGATGAAATGGAAATGATGCATAACTGTTTGTTGATTGCAAAACAGTGGAATCAAGGTAATTACAATGAAAATGGTATGCCTCTAAGGTTTAGTTATAAATTAAATCTAGGTGGAACACCATTAAATGAAGCTATTATTGCAATGATGGATATTGTTCCTAAATTTAAATCTGATACTGGTGTTCAAAAAGTAAATACAATTTTTCTTACTGATGGTGCTGGAAGTTCTTTGGAAGGGGTTTATCATTACGGTTTAAATAAAGATACTGGTGATCATTATGAATCAACCTCACCAGTTCTAAGTTGGAGAAATAGTGATATTCTTATGATCACTGATCCTAAAACTAACAAGACTTTTGAAGTTAGTAGCCGTGGTGAAATTACCAATATTCTTCTTAAAATACTTAAAAATAGAGTTGATGATATGAATGTTGTTGGTTTCTTTATTGCTGGTAGAGGCCGTTCCGGCCGAGTCGATAAACGAACTTTGATGGGTATTTTACCATACGATAGTTATGTTGAAATTATGGAAAAAATTAAAATTATTAATAAAGAAAAATATCTTGCTATTCCTCATTGTGGGTATGATGAGTATTATGTTTTGCCTGGCGGCAATTCTCTTGAAGTTGAGAATGATGGCCTTAGTGATGAACTGGTTGGTGCTTCAAAAGCAAAACTAAAAAGTGCTTTTGGTAAATCAATGAAGGGTAAAATTACTTCTCGGCAGTTATTAAACAAATTTGTAAAGTTGGTGGCATAGTGATAAATATGTCACACTTTACACAAAAAACAATAAATATGTATATATCATGTCGATTGTTATTGACAAAGCTAGTTCTTTGTGTTAGTATGTATATATGATGAGAAATCAAGAGTTTTTAAAATTGAAAAAAGAGAGTTATATTATGAATTTATCGCCACGTAAAAAGTTATTTGTTGATACCGCTTCCGAAATGTTTGGTGTTGGAGCTGTTTTGACAAAAAAAGAACTTAAACTTGCATCTGAAAAAGCAAATATCCCATATCCTAGCTGGATGGGAAAATTGAAAGTTGGGTATAATGCTCACAAACTTCCTAGTGAAGAATCTCCTGTTGCAGTTATGACTACAGAGAGTTCTTCTGAAAATGTTGTCATGAATTTAGTTGCTACTAATATGGAAAAACAGAATCTTATTCCTTCATTGTTTGAGGGTTTCGTTCCTTGGGGTAATTATGCCAACCTTAAAAAGATTATCAATTCTGGTATGTTCTATCCTGTTTTTGTTACTGGTCTTTCTGGTAACGGTAAAACTCTTATGATAGAGCAGTTACACGCTGAGATGAAAAAAGAATTGATTCGGATCAATATTACTATTGAAACTGATGAAGATGATTTGCTTGGTGGATTTCGTTTGGTTGCTGGTGAGACAAAGTTTGTTCCCGGCCCTGTGATTGAAGCAATGGAACGTGGTTGCACGTTGTTGCTTGATGAGTGTGATCTAGGTTCTAACAAGATGCTTGCACTACAGCCTGTTCTTGAGGGTAAGGGCGTGTTCTTGAAAAAGATCAACAAGTGGATTACCGCTAA